ATTTATACACTTTAATTTACGAGCTGTGCCTCAAGGAGTAATGGGACATGTTTAAAAAGAAAAAATATCTAATAATTAAACAGGCTATTTCAAAAGACTTAGCTGAGTTTGTGTACACATATTTTACTATGAAAAGAGAAGTGTGCAGAACTTTATTTAGAGATAAATTTATACCACCTTTTGAAAAGATACATGGTGCGTGGACAGATCCTCAAATGCCAGACACATATTGTTTGTATGGGGACTGTGCTTTTGAATCAATACTTTTAAAAGTAAAACCATTATTAGAAAAACACATGAAAGTTAAACTAATACCAAACTATGCGTTTGGTCGTCTCTATAAAACAGGGGACATTCTTCCTAGACACAAAGACAGATTTAGTTGTCAGTTTTCTACAACGTTAAATTTAGGTGGAGACATGTGGCCTATATATTTAAATCCAAATGAAAAAGAAGGTCATTTAGTTTTTGATGAAGATGGTAATGGGGTGGATTATGTTATGAGCAAAAGTAAAGGAGTAGCTATAAACCTTGGACCTGGAGATATGTTATTGTACAGAGGTGATTTACTAGAACACTGGAGAGAACCTTTTACAGGTAAAGAATGTGCACAAGTATTTTTTCATTATACAGACCAGGCTGCAAAAGGAGCTCACGACAATATTTTTGATACTAGACCACATCTTGGTTTGCCACCATACTATAGGAAAGGCCATAGAATAATCTAATGATATATTATGAGGGTCCTTTAAAAGGATCAGCAAGCAAAGAAAGAGTTTTTGATATACTAAACAAAGAAGCTGTTATTGATTCTGCTAATTATATAAAACCTTTTATAAAAGATTGTGTAATTATGGAAGAGAAGTGGTGGGGTATTACTTTAAACCACATAACAAAGAAAGGATTACACCTAGAGTTTGGAGTACACAGAGGAGAAAGTATTAATTATTTTGCACAAAATAAACCAGATATTACATGGTATGGTTTCGATAGCTTTGAAGGTTTGCAAGAAGACTGGAAGGGTGGTATGTTAGCAAAAGGACACTTTACTTTAAATGGCAAAGAACCAAAAGTATTGCCTAATGTCTCTTTAATAAAAGGTTGGTTTAAAGATACACTTCCATTGTTCTTAAGTAAAAATAAAAACAAAATGAGTTTTATACATATTGATTGCGATACGTACGAGTCCACTAAAGATGTCTTTGATTGTATCGACAAGAGCCTCTTACAAAAAGGTACTATTATATTGTTTGATGAGTACATGGGTTATACCGGGTGGAGAGAGAACGAATTTAAAGCATGGCAAGAGTACGTTAATAAAAACAAAATTAAATATAAATATATTGCTTTTGGTGAAGAACAAGCATTAATAAAAATACTGTAATGAAAGAGGTAGAAGTGTTTAAGAATTATCTACCTAAAGATGAGTGCGAAGAGTATGCTTCATTGATCAGGGACCTGGGACCAGGGAACTTTGATTGGTCAGAAAGAACGGTAGAAATTACTAATGACTCTATTGTAGAAAGAGTCTCTGATTTTTTTAAAGAAAAATTAAATTTAGATCTAACAATATCAATGGCTCAATTACAGAATTGGCATGTAGGTTCTGAAGGTGCTTTACATTTACATAAAGGAAGAGGGACCGAAGAGAGCAAATATAATAGTTTAATATATTTAAACGATGACTTTGAGGGTGGTGAGTTTTACACAAAGAATCAAATAATAAAAACTCAACAAGGTATGTTGACTATTTTTGATGGTAGTGTAACATATCATGGAGTTAAAGAGGTTAAGAAGAAAGATAGGAAGACAATTATTTTATGGTGGAAAAAGTAAAGCATAGTCTACAATCATTTTATATTGTAGATGAATTTAAAGAACACAAGAAATTAAAAACAGAATTATTTGAAGCTGTTAATAATGCACGTTCTGATTTCTTAGAACAGAAAGACACATACTATACAGACAACATTGAAAGACTAGATTGGTTAGATGCAAAAAAATTTGATAGAGAATGGGTTAAAATTATATACCCACATCTAAGTAAGTTTTTAAAAAAGAAATTAAAAGATGCTGGTTATGATGGATGTGTAATAAAAAATATTTGGTTTCAACAATACGGTAATGAAGGAACACACGGTTGGCATGTGCACGGACACACATTTACAGGAGCTTATTATTTAGACTTACCTAAAGATGGACCACCTACTGAAATTATAGATCCGTTTGATCACGGTAGAATAACACCACTTAAAGTCAAAGAAGGTGATGTAAGTATCTTTCCAGCTTATGCTGTTCACAGATCACCTACTAATAACTCACAAAGTAAAAAAACTATTATATCATTTAACCTAGAAGTTAATAAACCAACTAAAAAATTATTGAATAAAATAAATTCTAGTTATGTAATACACGCTAATCATCCAGACTATTTGTACTCAATACAATTAGACTCAATAGATAATAAAGAGTTAGTTAAATTTAGTTTAGAAGTCGAGAAGATGTTGCGTAAAAATTTACCACACAATAGTGACCCTGAGTGGTATGGTACTTTTACTACAGCTAATCATCACGCATATAATTTTTTAACTTTTCCTAGCTCAGCAGTGTTAAAACTTTACCATGAAATTTTAAAAAATGTTTCTCCGTTATTAGAAGACAGACCATACATGATAAAATCATGGGTTAATGTTTACCGAAAAGGAGAAAAGGTAGATTGGCATAATCACTGGCCAGCAGACAAAAAAGTATGGCACGGTTTTTATTGTGTCCAAGTTGGTGATAGTCACACTGATTATAGAATTCCAAACGTGCCACATATAACACGAGTAGTAAGTAAAGAAGGTTTGTTAGTTGTGGGTAAAAGCGAAGATGATCAACACAGAAGCTCACCTTGGAATGAAAGCAAAAGACCTAGAATAACTATAGCTTTTGATATAGTACCTATTGATTCTATAGATAATAAATTAAATCCTAACCACTTTATACCATTTACATTATGATAAAAGCATGTCCATTTGTACCCTATGATGATCCTTTAATAATAGATTATTTAAAAGCATACACAGATAAAAACTCTTGTTGTTCTCAATACCCTAAATGTACTCATCCAAAACTACAATCAGACGCGTATGTTTTTAAAGACAATAATAAAACAGTTCAATACTTAAAAGAAAAGTATTTTAAATTTTTAGAAGATTTGTTTGGTCCACAAAAAGTAGAACTATCTAAAGCGTGGGTGTTGCATGTAAGAGCGGGGGAGACAACTCCAGCTATTTGGCATAGACATTCTGAGGATCAGTATAAAAATAAAATTCAAGTCTCAGGTATTTGTTATCTTACACCTACCATTTTAGGAACTGAGTTTGACTCAACGTATTGCACGTTACAGATAAAACCCATGGCTTATACCTGGTATCTGTGGGACTCTAACAATTTACATAGACCTATAGAAGGGGTGCAGAAAACAGATCGTTTAATATTAGCAACTCAAACTGTTTTAGGTTAATGAAAAAATTTTATTTTCTATGTAGTCTTCCTAGAGCCGGTAATACTTTGTTTGCTTCTTTAATGAATCAGAACAAAAATGTACTAGTCTCTCCATATAGTGTAGTACCTAATTTAATTAAACCTATACTAGATATAAAAAACCATAGAAATTTTTTATCTTTTCCAGACCATAGTTTAGTAGACAATGTTCTAAATAACTTGTTAGATAATTGTTATACAAGTTGGAATGCTAACCGCATCATAGATCGGGGACCATGGGGACACCCAGACTGTCTTCCATACTTAAAGAATATAGTACCAGACGCAAAATTTATTATTCTTTACAGACCTATTTTAGAAGTTCTAGCTTCTGTTGTTGCATTAGATAAACCAGAAGATCCTGTATCTTATTGTGATCATTTAATGACCGGTAGTTTTGTATCCGATGGGTATCAATCTATTAGAAATTTAGTACAACAAAAAGAAAAATACATAGTTGTACAGTATAACGACCTAATTAAAGATCCTGTAAATACAGTTAAAACTGTGTGTAATTTTCTTGATATAGATTATGAGACACTTAAGCTCAAATCTTTAGACCAGTATAGCGTTAATGGAATATCTTATGATGATACCTTTTTTAAAGGCCCTTATCATGATATAAGGACTGACAGTATTAAAAAAAATAAAAGGGATATTGACGAATGGTTGCCCTCAGAGGTAGTGAAACGCTACTCTGCCTGGGATTTATCTTTTGATTGATAAACCTGATTCTTAATAGTATAAGGATTTATGCTACAGAAACTAGGATTTTTACCAGGATTTAATAAACAAGTCACCGAAACTGGGGCCGAAGGGCAATGGTTTGATGGTGATAATGTACGTTTTAGATATGGCACACCTGAAAAAATAGGTGGTTGGTCTCAATTAGGAGATGATAAATTAACCGGTGCAGCTAGAGCATTGCATCATTTTGACAATAACTCCGGTATTAAATATGCTGCTATAGGAACAAATAGAATTTTATATGTTTATTCTGGGGGTCGGTTTTATGACATACACCCTATTAGAACGACAATCAGTGCGGTTAATTTTACAAGTCAAACTGGTTCACCAACAGTAACCGTAACTTTTTCAACACCTCATCTTTTGCAAGATGATGACATAGTTTTATTTAATAATGTAACCGGTATTACGGGATCGGGATCTGCATTTGCAAACGGTAACTTTGAAGATATTAAATACATGGTAACTGCTGCACCATCAGCTAATACAATTGAAATAACTATGGGCGGTAATGAAGGTGCTAGTCCTATGACAAATACAGGAAGCGCCGACGCTTTATTATATTACCATGTTGGACCAGCTAAACAGGTAGGAGGTTTTGGTTGGGGTACAGGACAATGGGCAGGAACAGTCTCAGGTCCAGCTACAACTACCTTGGCTACAACGATAAACTCTTCTACGACAACTATAGTTTTAACCGACTCTACACAATTTCCTGGATCAGGAGAAATAAGAATCGGTACCGAAGATATATCTTACACAAACAACGATACTGCTACAGGAACATTGAGCGGCGGAGGTAGGGGTGTCAATGGTACAGGACCAGGTGTAGGACACACTGCGGGCGACGCTATAACAAACATTTCTAGTTTTGTTGCATGGGGTGAATCTTCTTCAGACGACGTAACACTAGATCCTGGTTTATGGGTTTTAGATAACTTTGGAACAAAATTAATTGCTTTAATTTATAATGGAGAATGTTTTGAATGGGACTCTTCACCTACTAACGCAACAGACATTAGAGCAACAATAATACCAAATGCGCCTACCGCATCACGTCATGTTTTGGTATCAACACCGGACAGACACTTAGTATTTTTTGGAACAGAAACTCAGGTTGGAGCGGAAACTACTCAAGACGATATGTTTATTAGATTTTCTGATCAAGAAAATATTTCTGGTTCAACAGCATACACAGTAACTGCAACCAATACGGCAGGTACTCAAAGACTTGCAGATGGCTCTATGATTATGGGGGCTATTAGAGGTAGGGACGCAATCTATGTTTGGACTGATACAGCTTTGTTTCTCATGAGATTCGTAGGTCAACCATTTACTTTTGCATTTGAACAAGTAGGTACCAACTGTGGCTTACTTGGTAAGAATGCATGTGTAGAAGTTGATGGCACAGCTTATTGGATGTCAGAAAACGGATTCTTTTCTTACGATGGTCAATTAAAATCTTTACCTTGTCTCGTAGAAGATTTTGTTTACGACGATATTAATACTACAGCTAGAGATGTAACTAATGCAGGATTAAATAATTTGTTTGGTGAGGTAACATGGTTCTATTGTAGTGATGGATCTGATGTAGCTGATCGATCAGTAACTTATAACTATTTAGATTCAACAAATAAAAGACCTATCTGGACAACAGGATCTTTAGCTAGAGCTGCATGGTCAGACTCTGCTGTTTTTGGTAGACCACATGCAACATTCTATGATCCAACAAGTAACGCGTCTTATGACGTAGCAGGAAATGTTGACGGATGTAGTACATACTTTGAACACGAAACAGGGACCGATCAAGTATTAGCTGGAGGAGCTACAACAGCTATTATAGGAACTATAACATCAGGAGATTTTGACATTACACAAAGACGAAGCAACACAGGGCAGGCAATAGGTACTCCCGATTTAAGAGGTGATGGTGAATACATAATGAAAATACGTAGATTTTTACCAGATTTTATTTCACAAGTAGGGACTACAACAATAGATTTTACAACAAGAGACTTTCCAAATAGTTCTTCTAAAACACAGACCTTTACAACTACGTCAGCAACAACTAAAGTAGATACTAGAGTCCGTGCAAGATCTATAGCGATGACTGTAAAGAACACAGCTACATCTCAAGATTGGAAATTGGGTACGTTTAGATTAGATATACAACCGGACGGGAGAAGATAATGGCTACTGACCAAGAGATACGAGAAGCAGGGTATAAATATATTCCATTACAAAAATATTTATTAAATCCTTTTGAAATTCCTACAGTTGAGGAAACTGATGTTGTTAATGAAGGCATAGTAAATACGGATGCTTTTAATAATGATAAAAACTTTAGCGTTTACAATGCAGATCCAAATAAAATAGTAAACATGAATCCTAACACCTACGCTTTACAAGACGCAAGAAAGAAAAATGAATTATCTTATGTTGGAAAAACTTTACCTGGCGATACAAGCCCTCTTTACAGCACTAAAACTGCAGCAATGAAACACATGGGAATGTATCCTGAATATTATGGATTAGATAAACCACCTCCATCAAAAATAGAAGAACTCCTTGCAAAAGGAATTGGTTTTATACCCGGCATAGGCACACTAACAAGATTTGCAAATTTTGCATCTGGTATGTTGCCTGTAAACAGAAGATCAATAATGGAAAATCAATTAGGTATGGGGGGTGTTATGGTTAATGATATTGGTCAAATTGTAGTTGGACCAGGTGGTAGTTATAATACACCTGAAGGAATTATGGCTGGATATAATCCATATCATATGACTGATGAAACTTTTACTAATAGACAAGCAAAAATAGGAGAAACATTACAAGAAAAATATGGTTTAACTCAACAACAAGTAGATGGTTTAATTAGTGGAGAGTTAACTGAAGAAGATTTTACAGGTAAACAATATAATTTAAAAGGAACAAATAAACAAACTAATTTAATTACAAATTTAATAAACATAGAAAAAGCTAGAAAAAATTTTAGTGATGCTACAGGCACAACGGATAAAATTTTTGATATTAAGACAGATACTAAAGATAATAACCAAGGTGGTGGTGGCACATACATTGGCGGAGGAGCATCTCTTCAAGATGCTGGTGGTACATACGATGGTGGCTATCATGGTGCTGAAGGTGGGTTTGAAAATACTGGTAGTAATCAAAATGTAGGCGGTGGAGCTAGTTATGATAATGCTGCTGAAACTGGAGCTAAAGATGGTTTTGGTTATGGTTTAAAATACGGAGGACTAGTAAGTATTTTATAATGGCAAAAATTGTACAATCATTAACTAGAGCAAGTAGAGAATACGAAGAAAAAACATTTCAATCTTTAGTTAGAGATTTAGATGGTGTAATAACAAAATTAAACTCATCATTTCAAGATGAGTTAAAACAAGAAATAGAAGCAAGAAGTTTCTTTTTGGATTCATAATGGCTATAGTAAATCAATTTAAATTTTATGGTGTAAATCTAGCTACGGTTACAGAAACAGCTATGTTTGGAACTGATTCAGCTGGTGATCAATTACCTACGATCAATCAAACATACATAATTAAATCTTTAAGAGTAACTAATAATACGGGTAATACTCCCACTATTACTATTAAGAATAATACTTTTAATATTGTAAATACCCAGACTCTAGCTGCAAATAGTAGTACAGAGATACTGACACTACCTCTTATAATAGAAGGTAGCAAAGCTTTAAAAATAACAATGAGTTCTACAGACTCTGTAACAATAGGTATTAGTTATATGAACATTAATAAGGAGAAAATAGACTAATGAAAACTACAATTATAAACGGTCAGGAGGTTCCAGTGATAGAGCCTGCTGAAGTTACTACAAAAATTACAAATATAAAAACAGGTGAAGTTTATGCCTCTGAAGATGACTGGAAATCTAAAAATATCCCTGAAAGTGACATAAGAAGAGACGTCAACGTAGTCATGCCGAGGCTTGATTTGTTTGGAAAAACAAAGTAAAACGATAAATTAAGGTAAAATTATGGCGATATCTAGAATGCAAGAACCTCAACAAATACAATCAGGAATAGGATCCTTGAAAGATCCTAGACAGAATTATTTCTTAGGTAAACTTGTCAAGAAAGCCACTAGAGGTATTAAAAAAGTTGTTAAAAGTCCTCTAGGTAAGATCGCTTTATTAGGTGCCGGAGCATATGGTTTAGGTGCCCTAGGTGCTGCAGGCAAAGGTAAATTTTTATCACAGTTAGCAGGTGGTGGAATGAAAAACTTTGGCTTAAGCAATATCATGAGTGGTGCAGGTAAATTATTTATGGGTTCTCAAGGAGGAGTCTTTGGCGGAGGCGGTGGTCTTTTTGGAAAGTCTGGTGCCTTTGATCCTAAAAGAGCATTTCTTACTGGAGGTGCATTTGCAACAGCTTTACCATTTATGATGGGTGGAGGCGAAGATGAAGAAGAAGAAGTTATTGACGTTATGGACCCAAGATATCAAGTTCAAAGAGCAAAAAATTATTACAGCGGTGCAGGTGATGCAGGTGCTGGTTTAGATTTTATGCCACAAAAAAGATTTGTAATGAAAAATTTTTATGCTGCTGACGGTGGTCGTGCAGGTTATGCAAACGGTATGAAAGTTGAAGAGGATGACGAAGAAGAATTTATAAGAAGTAGTGCAGGTCAATCTTTTAGACAACGTAAAGCATTTTTAAATATGGGTGGTGGCGCAGGTCAAGCTCAAGCAGAACAAATGCTTATGATGGAATATGTAAAATATAAAAACAAAGGTGGTGATATGTCCTTTGAACAATTTGTAAAAGCAGTAATGCAAGCATCACAACAACCAGAAGGT